ACTTCATTGTGAGCTTCGACAGTTCCAGCATATATGTACGATAGAGCATCAAAATTTAAATCATCAAATACATGATCTCTCAAAGTACACGGTAACGTATCTACACGTCCGTTATATAAATAAAATTTATCTGTACCCATCCAAAATAACACATTACTCGCTGCTGCTATACAACGTGGGCTGGATATAGATATGTTTGTTTCTAACTCTTGTAAACTAAATACTTCGGTAGTGCCTAAAAACTGTAACGAATGAACAGACATATCTGTAAACACTAATGTTTCTTGTCTTGTTCTAAATGCAGTTACAATCCTTGAGCCACTACTAACTCTTATAAAACCTGCACTATTAGTCGTAGTTGGTTTAAAATTTTCAGGATTATCTTGGTTTGCAAAACGAATTAACAGAGGGTCAAATGTGCCTGTATCTTCTTCTATATCTAAACCAGAAAAAGGTGTTGCTCCAAAAGCTAATAAATGCCTATCGTTTTGAGACACCATAATTTGTCCCACTTCCGCAGGGACATTTTTTGCTCCTTCTCTTGTAGATAGTTTAACAGCTCTAGTCCCAAGAGAAGAGCCGGGGTCAGGTAGCAAACCTCTAGGCCAATAAAACAAAGATCCTTTACCGCCCACATTAGAGTTCATGACTAAGTCATTATCAAAATTATCAAAAAACCAGACAGTTAAAGGTAATATTATGGGTTGTAATGCGCCAGACCCCCAACCTAATCTACCCCATGTGCCTACACCCCAACCGTAACCATAATTAATAGTTCCATTACCCACTGGTATTTCATACGAACCTGTAGCGCTAGAGCCACCATTTCCAGTATCAGAAGCATTAGCAGTGACTGATGCAGATATGCTGTAATTATTAGCATCTATTTCAGTTATTTCATAGTTTTGATTTAATACATCAGCCGTTATATTTCCACCTAAAGAAGAAGCTCCAGAAAAAGTTACAAAATCTCCTGTGTTTGTGCTGTGCGCTGTGGCTTCTACATTTATAACTGCAGAACCGTTTGTAGCAGAAAACTCATGAACTGCTAGAGTTGTACTAGCAGAGCGCAAAGGTGTTATATCATTTAAGTTTGTACCAACTTCTATATATACTTTGGAGTTTGTTCCTATAGCTAAAAAATTGTCTTGAAAAGACGTTATCCACCCAAACAAAGCTCTACAAGTGCCTAGTATAGAAGACGGTGTATACGTGGCCCACCCATTTAATTTTTCAGGATAACCATTTAAAAACCGCACTTTATCACATTCAAACCAACCGCCCTCATTAGAGTAGTTAGTTACATCTCTATTTATACCGGGTCTAAATTGTAGTTTCTGTAAAGTCATATTAATAAGACCAGATTGTTGGCCTTGGTCTTTCTGGTGAATTTTTTAACGTATCTAAGTGTATAAATCTACCTGAACCTTTTTGTTGTATACCTATACCTGTAAACCCCTTTGTTAAAGCAAGAGATAACAAATCAAAAGCATCTTCTCTTGACACTGCTATATCCGCAGCTTGTCCTGTAGTGTGCGCCCCCGGAGAACTTTTTTTAGCTTCAATAGGATGAGTCACATCTCTAAACCCTGATGTAATTCGCATTGGTTTTCCAAAAGCCACACGTAGTTCATTTAATTTATTTATAAAATTTGAATCCATATCACATTTACCTGTATGTGAACACGTAAATTCATGTTGATTAAAATAAGCGCTTGTGTTCCAGTCCATCATATGTTTGGCTCCTTTTTATTCATTAAGCCTTTGATCTCCTCAGTTTTGTCTTTACTACCTACAGAACTACCAAAATAATATGAACAGACCAATCCCACTAAAGTGGTTAAATTACCGAGTAAAAAAATTAATATATCTTTGTTTGCAGGTGTAACTTCCAAAAATAATATGACAGCAAATAAAGCAAAGGCTAAACCCACGATTCCGAGGGCAAGTAAACTGGTAATTATTTTATTTAACCAAGGACTATGTTCACTGGTAGAGATAGCCATTTCACGCTTCCTAGCGCTATCTTTATCAGCAAACTCAGCTTCCATACGCTTAAGGCTCCCATCCTGCTCCATTTGTTTTAGTTGTTGAAGAGCCTTTTGTTTAGCTTGTGGATCGGGAATTAACTTGTCTACAAGCTTTTCGCCTATTGGTAATAACCCTGATATTAAATTAAGCACTTGTCTTTTCCTTTTCTACTTTATAAAACAACTTATTTAGTTTACAACCTTTAACTGTTTTTGCCTCAAACCAGTTAAATCCTCTTTTACTATTCGCACACCAGTAATAACATAGCTTTCTTTCGGCCCATTGTAATTTACAGTAATATTGATCAACATTCGGAACAACAGTAGCAATCCAAAAAGCTGTGATAATCATTTACTAGACTCCATAACTGCTGTCCATAAAAAATGACATAAATAAATTAAAATTAGTACAAGGGTTCCAATCGCCACACCCATTTTGGTGTGATATAAAAAAGCTTTCCTTCTTCGCATCTGATTGTATATTTCAGCCTTGCGTTTGGCTCTAATCTCCCTACGTATGCGAATGAAGGCACGATACCCATATGGGCCATCCATGCCCAGATGGTGCAATTTTCCCCATGTAAATTCATGCTTGATTGCATCTTCCATTTCTTTAATTTTTTTCTTTGCGATAAGTTCATCAAAAGCCTCTGCAGTTTCACTTTTATCCCATGTTAATTTTTGCCATAAAGTAGGTTTCTTGTACTTTCTTTCCTGACCCATCCATTCTTGTAAATCAGAAACATGACCGCTCCAAGTAGAAAGCTGCTTGAATATATCCTCCATGTCTCTTCCAACCTGAATGGCTTTTTTGACACCATTGAAAGCCAGACTTGCCGCTGACAGTAAAGTCACTGGGTCCATGTATCTTATACTCCACTAGCAGATGTTCCATCTAAACTTATTGTAGGCCAATCACTCCATGTTCTAGGATCTGCATCACCGATTGTAGCAGGGACATTACGTAAAGCCTGTCTATATGAAGCCATAGCACTAGGCATAGCCTCTCCGGTTTCGGCTTTTTTAATTGCAGCCCAGTCTGTAGCTTTTAACATTTCATCCCTAGTGGCTCTTATTTTATTCATGGCTGAGTTTTTTCTATCTGTTATTTCATCAGAAGTTAAATCAGTTTTTTCTACAGTGAATACATAAGAACCGGATACGTATGGGGTTGTTCCGGTCAACGCTTCTGTTAAATTATTATGAGGCTTAAACTTGTTAATCTTTTTATAACCTCTTTTAGTTAATTGGTCATCAGTAGGAACAGTACGAAACACTTTTGTGTAATGCACTATTTCACCGACGACATTTCCATCTACTTTTGCAATATACATTTTATCTCCTATCTATTTGCAAAGGGTGCTGTTGGAGCTGTAAAGTTTGAAGTGTATTTAGCAACACCTTTTATTATTCTAAATTCATCTATA